TTCCTGCTATGGCCGAAAAATTGAGGAAGCCATGACGCTTCGTCGAGAAGGCGCGAAAGTCCAGATCGTAAACGAGACGGACTTCTGGGATGCCGTTTGGGACGCGCAGGCAAATCTGAAGCAATAATCAGGAGGCAAACCGTGGGCGAAAAGCTGTTTCGCGTGGGCGACTACATAGACGAGTTCAATGCGCTCACGGGGCAGGAACTTCCCTGCGGCGAGATCATGCAGTCAGCCGGTCTGGCCGTGCACGTCCAGAAGCATCATCCGGATGAAACCGGGAACGTCGCGCTGGTTCCGTCCATCATCGCGGAGCCGGACTACGTCGGGCACAACCCAAAGGAGCCGGGAAGCGTCGAGCTTGTCAAGGCGCTTGACGCAAACGTGATGGTCTGCGTGAAGCTGGACGCGAAAAACGGATATCACTATGTCGCCAGCGTCTACGAGATCAGCTCCGGCAAGCTGACGAACCGGCTCAACAGCGGCCGACTGAAAAAATTCAAAGAAAAGTAACAAAGCAGAATATTGACATCAGGAAATATTTGTGGTTTAATTTAGGCATCAGAACATATACTGTTCTAGGACGTTGAGGTCGGAAATGGCTCCCGACACTCCCGAAAGGGAACCTGAGATGCAGGATACGCCGCCCTGCCGATGTCCAACAAAGTGGAGATGCCTTGTGCGTCTCCGCTTTTTTTGCGTCCGATTTGGACACCGTGTCACGGATGGGGGTATCTTCGTTCCGTTTGTTCGCCCCACCGTCGTGCCATCGGCGGTGGGGCTTTTGGTTTGCTGCAAGCAGTGTGGGAGCCGCCTGTGAGTCTATGCTATCAGTTTTTGGATAAGCCTTCCAGCCGTTGACCTAGGCTTTTATGACCCATTACAGATGGTTTTTGCAAGGGGGGATGTTTTTTTGGATAAGCAACTATGGGAAGTTTGCCGCGAAAAATGGCAAAATCTGCGCCCACGCAAAACATACCAGGACATTGCCGATGAATCCGGCGTTTCGGTCAACGCTGTGGCGCAGTTTCTGCGCGGCGAGACAAAGAATACCTATGTTCAGACTGCCGCGCCGATCTGCAAGTCGCTGGATGTGTCCATTGATGACGTATACGAAATCAAATGCCATGGACAGCCGGAACAGCCGGACGAAATCCAGCAGGAACTAGCGCACGCGAATCAGATGCTGCGGGTCTATGCGCGTGGGCTTCGCGTTCGAACCGGTATTATTTTTGTTTTGTGTGCCGTTTTGACGCTGGCGTTGGCTGCGCTGATTATCGACCTGCGCAACCCGAACCTCG